GTATAGATTACAGCACTATGATTAATAATGAGCAAAACTGATATCCTACTATCATCGATTAACACATTTTACAATCAAGAGGAAAACAGAACTAAGTTATTGAACATTCTGGACAAATCGAGTGGCATCTCTCTACGAAACTTAGAATGGTTCATAACAAACTACGCGAAAAAGAATCACACCTCCTTTAAGACCAATGACGGCAAGCTTTTCACCGTGCATTGCGCATATAAATCCAGTCTCGATGGATACTCGAAAAAACTATTTGATCCATTTTGTCGATCTGAAAAATTTCCATATGCAGTTCCCGGAACATCTCATGAAATTCATACAACACTGGCGCAGTTGAATTTCATCAAATGGTGTATCAAAAACAACATCATAGATTACATCAGTAATAATAAGACTTCATTATTTAATAAGCAGGTGACATGAATCCGCGTTCAAACACGAATACTTGATACCCTGTATAGTACATGTTTAGGGAGAATGTTTTAGCGGCGACGTCCACTTCTGTGGTGTCTAGTATCACTTCTATGTTTGTCTTATCTGATTGTATCTGACTAAAATCCAAGCTCCCCGATGGTTCCACATTTATCGGATTCATCGAGAAGCTATATGTGTAAATATTTCTGATAGGTCTGGCTAGACGGGTTCTAAACGGAATGAAATATTTATAATACGTGTGATCCGTTTTAGTAACGTTTGGTAACTTGTTTCCATTAATATAGAAACTCGCGGATTTCATGATGGGATCGAAAAACGTTTGTTGATCGTCAAAACTCACGTTAGATGAAAAATTGAAACGATTTTGATAAAGTCTCTGTTCATTTACATCGGAGGCTCCAATCGCATCATTTTCGACTTCAAAGTCTGTGTTTCGTAAAAACCAATGAATGCATTTCACAGGAATGTTTGGCACGAGATTATTCACGAGTATATGATTACCCCTTTCACTCACCGCAGAAGAATGCCTCTTCACGACATCTGTTACCAGCGTTTGCCTTTCATTCGCCAAATATTTTCGCTCTTCGGGGCTCACGCTGATTTCTTCGGTGATGAGATTAAACGATTGTAAACTCAATGTATCGGTGGTATTTGTAAAGAAAGTTTGTTGATGAAACTCCAATTCAAATTCAATTTTTTGGCGATAAATGGCACACACTGGAAAATAGGGACGGTTAGGTTTATTCGAAGAGTGTTCGTCACTCGCATATTTCCTCGAAAAGAAAAAGTGAAGTGGAACAACTATATCCGAGCTAGAACGCGCGTATGTTTCGTTTCGACTCGATTCATCAAATCCTATATTTCTATTTACGAGAAACCTATTCGCCACCTTTTCAGAAACTTCCAAATACAACTCATCGTATATGACACCCCAATCGTCATGTATCTTTTCCACTTCGATATCATCGACAAACATCGTGACACTCTTTAAAAGGTGACGTCCTAGTTGGTCAGAGTAATTTCCATCCGTCAAACCAGGCATAGTCACACTTAACCACATGTTACTCAATAGATCACCCATGTTGGTCGGATTGAATTGCACCTTGATCGTTTGTGCGAATGGCCATCCCGCGATATTGCCATTATTAATTACATTTCGAGCGCGGTGATATTTTCTAAATTGAGAATGCGTTTCTGGTTTATAATTAAAGAAAGAATCTTCTGGGTCTTTGGAAAGAAGATGTGTATCTTGCATTCCAATAGCCTTGAGGGAAATCTTTGCAGCTTCGCCCATATCTACTTACTACTCACATATTTTTAATATCCGTTTCCCACATATTGTCAGGGTTCGTAGCTTTCATGATTTCGAGTTCCACCTTGGCCTGTTTGGATTCCTTCAGAAGTTCTCGTACGCTTTCTTCCGTGTATTGAACAGTCTTAATGTTTAGAAGATAGTCCCAAGATCCGTTGATTTGGGGAAAGAGACTAGAGAGTTGGTCCTCAAGTTCTTGCTTTTTTCGACGGAAGACGATGATGTCACCGTTGATGACCATGGTGACAAACTTTGATTTGTATTCACACATCTTAGATTTGGTCTCGAGAACCTTGATGAGATACTCTTTTCGTTTTTTGTAATATTCGTATCGGAGTTCGATGAAGTCACCCAAAATCTCCTCGGGTGTCTCATACTTATGAATACCCCGAGTTGGATGAAACAAATGCATATTCGAGGTGCGAATCACCTTTTGCAATTTGAGATCCTTGATGACATCTTTGCCGTTGTAATCTTGAATGAGAAAGTCAACATTCTCGGTCGTGCTGTTGTTCGTATAGCTTCCAATGACTTTCTTTTCGACGAGTGTGTCAAGGTACTCTTTGTAATCTTGTGTCCAACGCCCGGGGGGAAGTTCAGTCACTTTAACTGTTCTTCCAACTGTGGTCCATAGACCTTCGGTGACCCACGCATCATCTTGTTCGAAAACTTTACCCTTGAACCCTCGAAACCACGGCTTCATCCGCTTGAGACTCTTGTTGTTGAGAAAATTGAGAATGTTCTCCTTGATGTCACTTGGATTGAAAGGTGGAACATAGCAGCTGAAACCCGTCCCAATACCTTCTGTGCCATTCACGAGAACCATGGGAAGAGTAGGCATGTAAAAATCAGGTTCGATGGACCGACCGTCGTCGTCGAGGTAGGTGAGCACCGCATCATCCTTTGGATCAAACAGTTTTCGAGTCTCTGGTGCCAGTCGCGTGAAAATATACCTCGTCTGAGATGCATCCTTACCGCCCATGAGCCTCGTGCCAAATTGTCCACAAGGTTCAAGGAGATTGATGTTGTTACTGCCCGTATAGTCATTTGCTAGCTTTACGATGGTCTCGGCCAGGGATACCTCACCGTGGTGATAGGCAGACTTCTCAGCCACAAAGGCGGCCAGTTGTGCCACCTTCATTTCGGCGGTCAAATTCTTCTGAAAGCAGGAGTACATAACCTTCCTTTGAGACGGCTTGAGGCCGTCAGCCACGTGGGCGATAGAACGTTTGAGGTCCGCGAGTGAAAAGTTCACGAGGTCCTTGTGAACAAAGTCAGTGATGTTTAGATTTTTTACGTTACCATATGGAATTTCGAGGTCCTTAGGATCTTTTGCAGTGCTCTCGAGAAGCCAAGACTTTCGGTCATCCGTCTTTTTCTTGTCAAAAGCCAAAGTAATAGACTTATCAGACATCACATCCGTATCAAACTTAACCGTGAGATCTTCAATCTTTTTAAAGTACTCTCGAGCTTCGGCACTCGTAGAAGTACCGAGACCCTTGTAGTATTTGATGCGCCATCCAGATTGTCCGTTCCCATACCAGGATCTGAATGAGGAATCCGTATAAAACGACTTGACTTGGTTACCACGAGTCGCCTTAATAATGGGTGTGACCATCGAGACGACAAATCCCAACTTGAGAAGACTCGGCCAAAAGTAGTCAATCATATTGATAATCAACCCCTTGATGTGGGAACCGTCGTTATCCGCATCCGTCATAATCATGAGACGACCATAGCGAAGTTCGGAAACATCTTTGTATTCTTTACCTTGCTGAAGTCCAAGGATCTTCTTGAGGTCGTTGAATTCCTGATTTGAGGTCAGTTGCGCCACGGAGGCGTCTCTTACATTTTTACACTTTCCTCGAAGTGGGAACACACCGTAGTGATCCCTTCCCACCACAGAGAGACCGGCGACGGCGAGGGTCTTCGCTGAGTCACCCTCCGTCACGATGAGTGTGCACCGCCCAGATTGAGCTGTGCCCGCCTTGTTTGCATCATCGAGCTTCGGGATCCCGGTGATTTTACTCTTACGAGCTCCACCATCCGTCTTGGCCAGTTCCTTCATCTCCTTGAATTTCGAAAGTGCCGTGAGTTCATCAGAAATACCAGTTTTCAAAACATTCTTGACAAAGTTTTTAGGTGGTTCAAACTTGGAGCCGAAATCTTGAACTTTTAGGGTACACTCGGACTTGACCTGACTCGAAAATGTTGGGTTCTCGAGGGTTGCCTTCACGAAGATAGCGAACGTGTTTTTGACCTGTTGAGGCTTGAGCTTGATTTTCTTGGCCATCTCTTCGATAATACCACTGGCAATGTGATTGGCGACATGGTCAATATGTGTACCACCTTTGGTCGTACAAATTCCATTAACAAATGAAACTTGTTCGAGACCATTTTCCGATGGCCCGATACACACTGACCAACGATCCCCATTGAAAGAAGCAATATCTTTGATTCCCTCATGCATTTTCGCATAGGCTTCAAAACTTTGTTTGGGAAGGGCTTCACCTTGGAACTTCACTTTGCAATTTGCCGAAGTACAGATATTGGCATCCCAGACCCTCTTTTGGAAGATTTTGTAGATGGAATCGTCCATCTTGGACATCTTAAAACGCCCCCAATCTGGGGTGAAAGTCACGGCGACTGATGACGTGGCACCTGAATGTTTTTTGATTTTTGGTGGTTCACAAACAGACATGTTTCTGGACCATTTTTGGGTATACGTTTGCTTTGTTTCGTGGTCTTTGATCGCGATTGAAAAATCGCTCGAATAAATATTCGTTAACTTGGCTCCATATCCGTTCCTACCTCCCACAATCCTTTTTTGATTGTCATCATAATTAGTACTTGTTAGGAGATGTCCAAATACGAGTTCGGGGTTCCAAACTTGTTCCTTGTCATTAAAGTTGATGCCAATACCACCGAGGGGTCCGTTGTTTTCGATGGTAACTGCACCAGTCTCTTTGTCGATGGAAACGGAGATGGATGTTACATTTTTTGGGTGGAGAGAGTTACGATCAATCGCATTCACGAGGATCTCATCGAAGATTTTCAATAGGGCTGGGGAGTATTTGAGGTTCTTCTTCTCGAACTTCTGCCCATTGAGAATCCAGTAGGGTTCAGTTCCCAAATCAACCGGACCGACATAGGAGTCTGGTCGCTTTAAAACGTGTTCGATGTGGGTGAGCTTTTGAACGCTCTCCATTTTCCTTATTTTTTTTTACAACTCTAGTCTCTAACTTAGGTTCGAACCACTCTTTTAATCTGATCTATAACTTTTACTACCGAGACGGCATAAGAGAACATGTAAAAACACTTGAGTGTGAATCTAGAATTAAGTCTCGGAAGAGGAACTTTGGGATGAATCAGTTTCTTATGCACTCGTCTTATAGCGTCACACGTCTCGAGATACTGTCCTTCTGACATATGATCTCTGGTTTCATCAATAGTATTCATCACTATGAGTAGATCTTCATCTACCGCCATATTGTAAACTGATAATTTTTCTTTAGGTACCTTAAGAGATGTGGATACTTGCTATCTTACTTCTAGTCATACTTATCATAATTTTAGTACGTCCAAAAAAATACTCTTGGAGTGATTTTTCTAGGAAATTTAAAGATTGTATGGGAGAATTTGGTGTTTACGATTTAACCAAAAAAACAATAGAAAGCACGTATGTGGATAAGAAAATTATAGATACATACGATACTATATTTACTAGAAAAATTCCAGAAAATGTGACGTACATGTTGAAAATTTCAGAATCAAACGCGTCGGGTTGTGAACTCGATATATTAAACTATGTCAAACCAATAACAGATAAATACAACGCTTCAAACATAATAGTTAGGATACAGACAAATCCATGGAGACATGCCCCACATTTCGATGCCTTTGATCAAACGGCTTATATGTTATCTGGAATGAAAAAATGGATTTTATGGGATGTCGATTTTATAAATAAGGATGAAGCTCTGACGTTTAGAGATGATATAAACAACTTAAACTTTGAACAATTGAAGACGTATCTCACAAACAGGGGAATACCGTATGAAACAAAACTAATGAAGCCACACGATTCGCTCTACATAAAACGTGGTAGATGGCACTATGTTGAAAATGTAAATACAACAAGGGGGTGTATAATGTTGAATTTACATACGAATATTGCGAGTCATGAACTGGATAATACATTTGGGGACTTATGGCCAGAACAACAAAAACGATGTAAAAATAATCAGTTCTATTGACCTCTATTTCCATTTACAACAAAAATTAGAGTTACACGAATCCGCTGTTGTCGCTCGACCGCACTGCGGGTTCCTGCACCTATAGCCGCGGACGTCGCTTCGCTGGCACGAACCGGAACCGCTCTTCATCTCCATATTATTACCTAATATCGCACCTTCACAATCAATAGTCTTGTAATTAGGCCACCCGGGATCCCACGAATCCGCGACAGTTGGATTTGGATACCACCTGAGCGTGTTGTCTCCAACGTAACGGAACACGGCACCCGCTGGACCAATTGCATTTACACCACAAAGAGCCGCTTGTCCTATGGCCAAAGATGCAACGGTGTTTTTTCCAGAACCGTCACACCTATAATTAGTGTGCCGTCGCCCATCTCTAAATTCGTGTATTCCGTGATGATACCAATGATTCTTAGCTTCTCCTATATTGGTGGATCCAAAAGCAGCGACTAAATCGGGATTATTGTCTAGATAACATTGTGCGAAAGCGTCATCCAGATGGCCATTCTCAGCGTCCGCTATCCGTCGTCTCAATGCCGCCTCCGCCCTGGCCGCCTCCGCAGCCGCCTTGGCAGCCGCCGCAGCCTGTCTGGCCTCCTCTTCTCGCTTAGCTTTTTCTTCAGCTAACTTGAGTAGTCGGGCAGCCTCCTTCGCTTCTTTCTCCTGTAATTCCTGCTCCGCTTTCTCCTTGTTTTGTTTTGCAATCTCCGCCTCGAGTTTAGCAGCTTCAAGTCGGGCTTTTGCGTCATTGACTAATTTGTCTTGCTCAGCCTTGCTCGTTGCGCCCAACGCCTCCGCCCATGATTTCGCATCGTCGATTATTTTTTGATTTTCTAAAATTGCGGCGTCCAATTTAGCTTGCGCAGCGCGAACAAGTGCGTCGGCTTCCGCCACAGCCCTAGTTTCAATTATGGTCGCCTCCACAATCGCGATGCGAAGTGCGGCGTCCGCATCAGCCTCGGCGTCTGCGCGCTTTATAGCCGCGGTTTCTGAGTTCGTCTCGGCTTCGGAGAGACGATTATTCGCAGTTTCTACATCTCGTTCTGCAGCAAATAACCTCGCTCGAGCTTCATTCTTTTCAGCCTCGTTGGCATATTCCTTCGAATCAAAATCTAAACGCGCAAGCTCCAATTTTTCTTGCGCCATTTCTAATTCGGTCTTCGCTGCCTCCACTTGTGAAGACGCCTGCTTTTCGTATTCGAGATCGCGGACAGCATCCTGATATTTTTGCCTGAACTCATTTTCATCTTCTTTAGATGTTTCTGAGTCATCATCTTTACCCATATAAAAATAGGCACCGGCACCTACAGATATACTGGAACATATAGCTGCAAGTACTCCAGCCATAGCCATAGTACCAGATCCTCCGGCTGACATATTTATATAGTAACTCGATATTTTTTTTACTCAAAATTAAGTGTCGGAGCATCCTGAATAAATGTCTCGTTTAGGGTCAACACATCCGATCGTGTGTATTTCGTCATCGTCGTTATCGTCAAACTCGTTAAATGCTTCGGCTAAATAGTAAAAGCATTTGTTTCGAGAATTTTGATTTGGGTGCTTTTCGTTTCTGTGACCCCACATCGGGTATCCAAGAGACACCGCCTGTTGACGACAGAATTCAGGAGTTCCATACCCATATGGAACTGGGCGAGGATCTTCTATAAACTTAACACCGTTCGCAATACCACGACCTGTGGTGAATTCGTTTGATAGTTCAGATTTATACTTTCCGATTAAATACGATTCGACTTTAGAAATCTCATCGAGAGTCAACAGTCTATTGTAAAAAATCATTTCCTTTATCGCCCAGTCACTCGATTCATTCACATAATCAGGTCCCATATTGACAGTAATCTGAGATGTTGAATTATAGACGGATTTGTTAATTACACGGTCTTCACCGTATGATCTAAACTTGTTAGGCGCGTCGGTCGCTATGACCCATTCGTGAGGACCGTGTATCGCGGTGGAAGCCTGTGTGAGCCAATCCTTATGGTGCGCTACACCAGTTCGACCATTATGAAATCCAGAATACCAATCGTTACTCGTGCCATCAAAAATTCGTTTCTTCGCGGGTCCATTATAGCGAGCGACATAAAACATCGTGTACGCATTATCTACTCCAAATATCCCAATAGGAATTTTTAGTCCAACACTCGTTGAACCTTGCACGTAATCTTCGACTCTCTCCAAGTCACCTTTTACATCGACGATGTGGTTTTTCATGGGTGAGGTATCCGCCCATGAATTACCCGCATCGTTAAATGATTCTATCGTATATCTCCCAGAAAGTCCCTGGATATCATTCGGGAAAGTTTTTCGTGATACCGTGGGCGCGGCTTCCGATACCGGTTCTGAAACTGGTGCTGGAGTGGGGCTTTGCTCTGAAGCGGTGGTAGTATCGGGGGTGGCAGGTTCTGGTTCTGGAACCGGCTCTTTCTTTATATATTCATCGAGATACCCGAGATAATAGGCGACAATTAGCCCGATAATAATTAAAAATAAAATGAGGACCAGAACGAGCATCGTCTATATTGAAGTACAATCATATTTTTTTTCATCATCAATATTAAAAATGACTAGACCTATCACGAATGTCCTGATCGAAGCAGTCGTCATCGGTATCATGAACGTTATTCTCATCATGGGACTCGACCGACTGAATGTTCCGATGGTTCCATTACTCGCGGGCGCCCTCATTCATCTCATATTTGAATATACAGGGGGTAATAAATGGTGGTGTACGCAAACGTACAAACTCTAAAAGTTGGGTAGATGCTCACCCATGCGGGAATAGTAGGTCATCTCATCAACCCACACGATAGGCTTTTCCTCTTCTTCCCCGAGAAGCCTGTCTTGAAGCTCCGCGAGCGTCATGTTGTCCTCGAGTTGTTCCTTGAGCTCGGCGAGGGTGATATCATCGTCATCTTCACATGTTTGGCAGGGTGCGTCAAACATGTGACAGGTGTGTTCTCCATTTTCGACCATCTCTTGGATGTTCTCGTCGGGTTCAATCTCCGGAACTGGACCGCGGAGGTTTGGCATACTGACAAACTTGTCCTTCTTGGTCTCGGGAGGGGGTGCTAAAACGCTGACTTTAGCGTTGGGGAGCAGGGTTGTGAGACGCTCCAAAGTTTTTAAGGCGGAAGGACCGGATGCAATGACTCGGGACTGACCGGGTCGGGGGCAAGCGCGTTGGATCTCAAAGAGCATGTTGATTGTTGGATGTTTGTTTAAAATTACCAAAGTTGAGGTCGACTTAGGTTTCTAATTTA